CCTTGGGGTCACGTGGCGGTAGTGCGTGATCTTCGCCTTCTTCGAAGCCATAGGAAAAACCGTAGCGCTTGCCGATATTGAAGCCGACAATGAACGCAACGATGAACGCGATGAGAAAACTCAGGATTTCAGGTAAGTAGTCCATTTCACCCTCCTAACGCGGCTCCTTGCCGCTCAGCCGTTCCGCCACAAGCGTAGCATAGCCTGCGATATCGAGCCAGTTGTCCGCGTTATGCGGGTCGCCATGCGCGATGCGAGCCAGCTTCGTGGCGATCATGTAGAGGCTCATAGCCTCGTCGTTTTCCAACCCGACTCCGCGAGCGACCAGACTTCCTCCCACAAGCTGCACTACACCTTGCGCGGTAGCTGCTACATCCACGAACCGCCCGTACTTGGCAGCACGATTGTCGAGCAGGGCGTCTACATCGACACAAGGCGTGGGTTCGGAAGCAGGTTCTGGGTTAGGGGTACGCTCCCCGCCGCGCCCTCGCGTGATCTGGTAAACTAGATCGGAGAACTCGCCCGCTCCCATTTCGGAGATCAGGTCCTTGGTGGCATCGGCGTCAACATGAATGACGTCCACCGTCGGCTCTGTAGGTGCGTAGGGTTTGTTCGCAGTAGCCATGCCCTTGCGCACCTGATCACGGTACATGTAGACGTTTTTCATGTTCACCTTGTACTTCTTGGCGATATCATGCGGAATAGCGTCGGGGTTGTCGCGAAATGCCTTCCTGACCAGTTGGGCCTTGGGAGTGCGTTTGAAAGTTCCGGGTATTTTAGTCATGGGTTTGCTCCTATTTCAGGTTACCGCCAGCCTTAATGATGTTGCCTGAGTAGACGTACGTGCCTACGTGCTGCAACGGGATGAAGGGGTTGGCGTAGATTTGCCCTCCATGTTTCCGGAAGGTTTCACAGAAGTGGTAGTCCTCCGAAAGTAGTGCGCCACTAGCGTCTATACTGGTAGCGAAGAACTCGTAGGTTAGGGGCTTTACGTACTCACCCGTAACCGGGTCTTTGAACGATGAGATACGATAGGTCGGCACATGCGGCATGAGATGTTCAAACGCCGCACGCTTGATAAGCATGAAGCCGGTGCCGCCGTGACGCACTTCGATCAACCCATGGGCGTCAGTTTCGGCGTGCTGGTCGATCATGTTGAATACGAAGGCACCTGCATAATCCTGTAGATTAGCTTGGCCGTCCTTCGCTGCCGTCTCGACCTTGCTCCAGTCGATTTCCTTTTTGGGGTATATGCCGCACACTACGTCTTTGTCAGCAGCCAGAAGGTGCGCAACCGCGTCGCCATCAAAGGAAATATCCGCGTCGATGAACATGAGGTAGTCGAAACCACCCTCCAGAAACACGCGAGCCAGTTCGTTTCGCGCTCGCGGGATCAGGCTCTCGTTCATCATCTGCGCCCAAAAGGTGTTGACCCCCAATTCACGCATCTTGGCGACAGTATACAGCAGCCCCTGCACGTAGTGTCCCGTACACATACCGCCATACATGGGGGTCGCTATCATAAGCGTCGGGCGCTTGGGTTCAGGAGCGGGGGTAGGGGCCTTCTTGTTGCGCTTGCTCACTTCGTTTCTTCCTTCAGTTTCTGCACGACGTACTGGTAGCCGACATGCATAAGGTTCACTTCCTCGGCAAACAGCGAAGTGAACGCATCCACCGCCATCTTGGGCCGGTGCAGCGCATCGCGCCGATCACCCCACATATAGTCGTCGAACACCATGACACCCTCCGGTTTCAGCATGGGCCAAGCCAAGCAGGCGTCGCTAATCACATCCTTAGCCAAATGGGAGCCGTCCACATAGATGAAGTCGAACTCGCTGTCTGGCTGCGTAGCCAGCACGGTTAGCATCTGGTAGGACGTCCCCTTGGCTTTCCGTATTTCTCGCTTGGGGAACGCACGGCGCATCACGCGGGCGTTATAGTCGAACGTCTTCTCCAGATGCTGCTTCTCCAGCTTTTCGTGTTCTTCGCCACCTTCCCACGTGTCGATGCAGGTAATGGTACCGCCATCCTTCATCATGTGCTCGATAGTCCATGCCATGCTCCTACCCTCGTAGGAGCCAATCTCCATAAACGCTTTCCTAGCTGGAAGCTTCGGGATGATTTGCTCCCACAACTCCGGTGCCCAATGGAACCAATCCTGCGTGAACTGCAGCCCGGTGTTGGGTGTCATCACTTCCGCCCCCGTTTGTGGTGTCCGTTAGACTTATATTCGTCCTCAGTCGTCTTGAAGAACACAGGCGCACGCCGCTTGTCCTTCTCCTTCCGTGCGTGGATATACAGAGTGAACTCGCTAGGGCTAGTGCGCTTCTGCGCCATATCCAGTAACCCCAAATCCCAGTACGACCGCGCCTCTATGGGTGTATACGGAGCCGTCCTTAGCGTGTTCCACACCCCCGAACTATCGCGTACGGCTATCGGAACCCACCCGTCGCTCACCTTTATATGGTCCAGCATCTTGCCGCCTCTTTAGTTTGTGTATGTCAGATAGAAGGTTTTTAAGTTGGCGAGAGGAAGTAACCAACTTTCCCATGGGAAGTATCCCTACCAACGCACCCTCTACTCGCACGTGGTAGTGTTTAGTGCCCCTAACGATTTCCCATGGCAGTCCGGTTTCATTCAAAGCATCCCGAATTGTTGGGTCCAACCTGAACTTCGATCTACTCATGAGCCACCTCTAAGAACCCCCGATACGATGCCAGACACAGCGCCATATGACTGCTTCTGTATGGTCTGCCCCTGCAGCGTGTTATTAAAAATTTGAGCGGCCATAGTCTGGCTCATAGCCTGTCCTGCTTCAGCCATCTTCAGGTCTGCCCCGTTAAGCAACCGAGCCAACACTTCCTTGTGAAACGTCGCCATGTGTAGCTCGCCAAGCTTGGTGTTATAGGCGTGCATTTCGGCAGGTGTGAAGAACTCCCGATAGGATTGCACAAGCGAATGCCATCGCTTGCTGACGCCGACAAACTCTTCGGGATGGCTGTCCATACGGGCCAGCAGCAGTTTGATAACTTCGCGATAGTCGTCGTTCTGCTCGTACATTTTAGTCTCCTCGCTCACTAACAGCTTCCGTAGCTGCGCCCGTGCCCCGCTTCGCAATTCAGGGGTAGGTCGGGAGCCCACTCGGGTCGGAAGCGCATAACCATGGTTATGTACTCCACAGCGCGGTCTACTTCGTCTTCTGGAACCACGGCCAGCACGCTGTCGTGCACGGTCATGGCAACACGGTATTTCTTGTTAACCATGAGCAACTGTCTGGCTACGATGATACGAGCAAGCGCCTGTACGATGTTCTCAACAAGCTTGCCGCCGTAGAGGCGGGTCCGCACCGCAGTGCGGCCTTTCTTCGTGTCGTAGACAACCTCTGGTCGCCCAGTATCTTCGTCTCTCTCCGTACGGAGGTACGGGTAGTGAAGATAGAACCCGTTAGGCAGGCGGATACCCCGCCGTCCCTCGACCACCAAGACACCACCCCGCCCCAGTGGTGTGGTCGTATCACTCATCATAGCGCGGATGGCGTTGTTAGCCTGATCCCACAACTGCGGTATCGCAAAGTACCTGCGGCGGTAAGTGCTAATGATGTGTTCTGCTTCGGGAGCCGACACGATAAGTTGTTCTGGCCCCGAACGGAGCGTGCGCAGCAGCTTGAGCGCACCGACACCGTACCCGGCACCAAGCACAGTGGTCTTGCCCACGAACCGTTCTACCTTGGTGATATCAACCTCGTCCTTGTTGAAAACGGCGCTCGCCATTTGCTTGTAGACGTCTTCACCGTTTGCGAACGCGGCCACAAGATCGTCCTGCTCGGCTAACCACGCTAGGGTGCGGGCTTCGATCTGAGAACTGTCACAGTTGACCAACGTGAACCCGTAGGGGGCCAGTATGGCTTCCTTCAACTGTGACCCACGCCCAAGGTTCTGGACGTTGATCTTGTCGTCGCCGCCCCACCGCCCGGTATGTGCTGCATAGTAGCGTAGGGGGATAGGAAACTCAGGCCCGCGTTGGGCTACACCTATCAACCGCTGCGTACGGGTGGCTTCAAGCGTTGACCGGACACCCAACCGCGCCGCCATAAGCGCCTGAACCTGTAGATCAGGATGTTCCTGCAGCGCCATGAACTCTTCGTCTTGCTTGCTGAACGCCCAAGTCTCCTCGCCGGTAGTCGCGCTTATCTTCGTCGGCGGCACCACGTGCAGAGCTTCCAGCATGCGTGCGAACTTCGGGTTGCTGTTCAAGTCTCCCCGCTCTGCTTCGGCGGCGTTCAAGAGAAGCGCCTGCCTTTGGACAACCAGCTTTTTATAGGTTTGTAGCACATGCTCTTCCAGCACCAGCACCGGCTCGGTGAACATACGCACCGTGACGTCGATAAGCTGCAGTTCCTCTTTCGGGAAGCCTTCTTCCATCAGGGTGAGGAAGAGCGAGTAAGTCAGCCTAACATCGTTAGCACAGTACTCCCCGTAACGGGCAAGAGCCTCGGGAGTGAAGTTGGCACGCCGCTTACCAAGTGCGTTAACGACTTCTGTGCCCTTCTCCCCCAAGTTATAGAACTCGGTCAGGGCCTTGAGGCTACCACCTACGGACGTACCGTGAAGTGGCCTCGCCATGGAAAGCGTATCCAGTATGCGCTTGGGGCGGATGTCGAAGTGCCAGTTGAGAATTGCCATATCGAACATGGCGTTGTGTGCAAGAGCCAAACTTTCCGCCCACGGGAAACCATCAAGGAACTCCTTAACTTCTTCCTTGCTGCCGCTGAACCACACAGGCTCGGCGTCATCTACAGCAACAGCTACGCCAATAACCTCAAACAGAGGAGAGCGGATGTACTCCTCCGTAGTCATCTTGCTCAGCGAATAGTCGCTAGAGTAGAAGGTTTCAAAGTCGATGGTCAGGACGCTCATTAGAACTTGTACCGCTTGTATACGGCGTTATTCGGTGCCGGTTCGTTTGCCAGTGCCTTGCCTGCTACGGCGTAAGCGTCCATTTTGAAGGTATCGACTTCTGTTTCCCTCTTCTCTTCCAGAAGGATGCGCATGACGGAGGCGGTGAACGTTTCGCCCTGCACGCTCATGAATCTGTTCATGAACAGGCTAACCTCGTCGTCGGTCAGGAACGGCAGTGCGCTAATGCGCGAGAGGGCGACTGGCTCGCCTCTAGCTTCAGCCTCCAGCAGCAAAGCACGGCTTAGCAGCGGGCGGATGACCCCGGCCCACTTACCGTCGTACCAGCTATCAGCGAAGTCCGAAAAGGTGAACTCCTCGGGGTGGCTGCCCATGCGGGCTAACAGTATCTCAAGACCTTGGTTCACGGCGCGCCTCTCAAAAAACTATCATGGGACTATCAGTGGCGTTTGCAGATGGACAGAACGAGTTTGATGTTGGGTATGGTGTCCTCGTTGATAACGAGAGCCGTTCCACCGGCTTCCCTGATCTTCCCCATTTCAAAGTTCTGCAACGCCGTCGGCTCGTTGTTACCTGCCTTACACTCGATAGACAGGAAGCGCCCGTTCACGCAGCACACGAAGTCAGGGATACCACTACGCCCAAAGCCATTAGCCGGGGGCATGAAGTAGTACACGCCATGACGGTCCAACTCTGCGCGGACCATCTTCTTTACTCGGCCTTCGGGGGTTGTGCGTCCCATGTGTTGCTCCTTGATGGTGAATGTAGCACCTGCACTGGACATTGTCCAACGGAAAATATCCAACGGACAAAAAAAGGGGAGCCCTTTCGGACTCCCCTAACCAAGTTAGGTGCTACGTCTGATTGACGTAATCAGTTAGAACCTCACGCATTTTTACCGTCGGCGCAGGGAACGTTTTGTAATACTCCGCTACGTCCGGATGCACGCGCAGGTGC